CTCGGGTTCGTCTGGCGCGCCTCGACGATGCCGGCGGTGACGCGGCCGGTGGTGTTGGTGCCGACGACGACGTAGCGCACGCCGAGGAAGCGCTGGTTGATGCCCACCGGGAGGTCGAGCTGCGCCTGGTAGCCGGGCCGCAGCGAGGCGACCGCGATGGCCGCCGTCTGCGAGTGAATCACCTGGCCGGTGGTGAGGTCGGTAGCAGTCGCGCTGACGATCTGGAACTGCACCGAAGTGCCGCCCGCGAACTGCTCCGTCACCGTGATGACCATCTTCGGGTGTTCAGCGCGGCCGACGTCGCGCACGGGCGTGTTGCCCAGCGAGTCGGTCTGCACCGGGCCGAGATCGATGGCGTCGGTGGAGACGATGTTGCCCGTGTTGATGAACTGCGCGTCGCTGACGAGGTTCTGCCGGTCGAGAATCATGAGTGCGTCTCCGTGAAGGTGAGGAAGGAGGCCGAGCCGACGGGTGCCGGCTCCGCCGAGGGCATCAGGTGATCGGGCTCTCAGTGGAGAGCAGCGCGTCGGTGCGACGCACGGGCACACCGCCGAACATCATGACGGGCTTGCCGGCGACGGTGTCGAAGGTGATGGTCGCGTTCTGCGACGTGTCCTGCGACTGCAGGCGGAGGAACTCGCGAACGCGCCGGTTGCAGTAGAAGACGGGCCGGCAGTTGTCGAGGTCCTGAATGCGCTCGGTCGCGCGAATCATGTCCTGAATCAGCAGCTTGCCGGTCGCGAGGAGGTTCGACGTGTCGACGTTGGCGATGCGGATGAGGTACCGCGCGTCCTTCACCACGAGGCCCGCGTCCCAGCTCCAGTCCGTGACGTAGGCACGGAAGCGGCGTCCCTGGGCGTCGGTGACGAGCTGCTCGTTCATGTCCTTGTACTGCAGGCCACCCACCGAGCCCTTCGGGTAGATGCCGTAGACCGTCTCGTCACCCCAGCCGACGAGCCAGATGCTGTTCTGGTCGGGACCCGACGCGCCCGAGCCGCCGTTGAAGTTGATGATCTGGTTCGCGTACGGGTTGCCGGCGATGGCATCGAGACGCGGCGAGAGGCCCATCAGGCGCTCGGGGTTCACCTTCGTCGACGCGTAGAAGTACGCGGACTCGAGGGTGTTGTTCATCGCCTGGACGAAGGCCTTGTCCTCCGACGCGCGGAAGGCCATCTCGTCGCCGCCCAGCTTCGCCAGCTTCACGTCGACGACCGACTGGCCGTTCAGCATGCCGCACGTCTCGGTCACCTGGTCGGTGATGCTCTTGCTGGGTGCGACGCCTTCGTTCATGCGGCGCCAGCTGATCGGCGGGAGCGCGGTGCGGGTGGTGACGAGCTCACCCGTGGTGAGGTTGCCTTCCTTCCACACCATGTCCTGGAGCAACGGCGAGGAGAGCGAGAGCGCCTCGACGATCTTCGCGATGGCGCCTCCCGGGTCGCGACGCTTGAGGTTGTCGAGGAGGGTGAGGTTGCCGTCGTTGATGGTCGCCATGGTGTTTCACTTCCTTTCAGCGTGGAGGGTCAGGACTTCTTCGGGCCGTAGAGGAGCTGCCCGAGCGACTCGGGCTTCGGAGTCGCGCCGCCGCTCGAGAGCGTGCCGCGCACCGTGTCCTCGCCGAGGACGCGACCGATGCGGATGAAGGCGCGAACGACTTCGGGGTGATGCTCGAAGCCCGTGTCGGCCAGCACCTTCGCCAGCTCAGGAGAGCCGACGGTGCGCATGGCGAGCGTCGCCTGCGCCAGCGCGCGCTTCACGCCGCCCGACTTCTTCACCTCAGCATCGCTGTCGAGCGACTTCTGCCAGGTGTCGAGCTGCTCTCCCCACTTCGCCTCAGTCTCGGCCTGACGCTCGGCCAGCGCATCGACGAGCTTCTGGCCAACCTCGCCGTCGACGCCCAGCTTCTCCGCGAGCGCCGTGGCTTCGGCCTTGAACGAGTCGTCCGCCCCGTCGGGAAACTTCAGCTCGAGCTTCGGCTTGTCGCTGTCGCCCTTCTCCTCAGGCGCCTTCTCGTCAAAGGCAGCGCCGAGGCCGGTGCGCTCCGACTTCTTCGCCTCGGGCTTCTTGGCGTCGGGCTGCTTCGACTCGGGCTTCGTCTCCACCTTCGCGTCGGCCTTCGCGTCGGCCTTCGCGTCCTGCTTCACCTCAGGAGGCGCGGCAGGCGGAGGCGCAGCGGGCGTCGTCTTCGTGTCAGCAGGGGCGGCAGGCGTCGACATGCCTGCGAAGGTAGAAGTGCGCGCGGACCCCGTTACCCGACGACGCGCTCATTCGCTTCGCGGTGCATCTGCACGTACGCGGCGCGGTGGTGCCGCTGCAGGTAGGCCATCAGCTCGAGGCCCACGCTTCGGCGGCCCTCGACGTAGGCCATCACGGCAGCCCTCTCGTCGAAGCTGGGGCCGAACGTGCCAGCGCGATTCAGCAGGCCCCACACGAGACGTCGGCCTGTGGGCGTCGACATCTGCACGCGCCAGTCGTCTTCGAGCTGCAGGCGCGCGAGCTCTTCGTTCTTCTTCGGCTCCACCTGCTCCTGCGCGTCGCCCGCATTCATCGCACGCCCATGTTCGTGAGAATGTCCTGCAACGCGTTGCCGCCCTCAGGCGACGTCGGCGACGTTGCGAGGTTCTTCGCCGTGACGCTGGCCTGCTGCGCAGCAGCCATCGCCTGAGCGGCCTGCTGCTGCTGCTGACGCTGCGCGCGGAGCACGTCGACTTCAGCGTCTGGCCGAATGATGCCGGGCTTCACGCCCATCATGTCGGCGTACTCGTCCACCGTCTGGTCGACGTCCAGCTTGTCGACGACGCTGTTGTTGACTGCAGCGAGGCTGGTGACGATGCCGACGACGCGCTCAATGCCCGCGGTGCCGAGCATCTTCTGCGCCTGCGCCATGACGCCGAGGTACTCGACGCGCATCACCTCGCCCACGAGCTCGGGCGGCGCTTCTGGCACCTGGCCGGAGCGGAAGAGAATGCCGAACGAGCGCGCGATGACTGGGTCGAGGAGCTCGTCGGCCAGCTTCTCGAGCACGGTCGCGAGCTGCAGCAGCTTCTCCTCACGCCGCTCGACGACTTCTCTCGCCGTCATCGTCCCGTCGCTCTGGCTGAGCATCAGCCACAGGTCCGCGTAGTACGCGCGGTTGATGCGCTCCTCGTGCCTGATGATTTCCGCGCCAGCCACCTGCACTGCAGCGGGAGCCACCTCGTGTGCGGGCTTGAATCCATCAGCGCCCGTCGTGCCGTCGATGAACGTCGTGTCACCGGGCAGCAAGGTGATTCGCGAGTTCATCAGCCGCGAGTCACCCACCATGGCCGGGTTGACCAACTTCTCCGCAGCCTGAGCCTTGCGCAGCTCGAGCACCTGCAGCGCGCGAGAGTCTCCGAGCGCGTCCATGCCGGGAGAGCCACCGTAGACGTCTTCGCCTGTCGTCTCCCACCGCGGCGCGAAGAATGGCTTCTCGTGGTACCCCAGCACCTCGAGCAACCCGTCGTCCTTCTCAGTGGAGTCGTACTCAATCCACGTCGACAGGTAGGCCTTCCCCTCGACGCCCATCGCCTGGCCGACTCGCACCGACTCGTTGCGCGAGATGCAGTGCAGCACCTGCACCCACGAGTCGAAGTTGCCGGCGCGATGCATCGCCTGCACTGACGAGCTGCAGCGCTCAATGCCGAAGCGCTCAGCCATCTGGCCAACCGTCATGCGAAACAACCGGTACAGCACCTCGACGTCGAGCCGCGCGCTGTTGGCCAGCACGTAGCTGCCAATCGGCAGGTGGTACCCGCGCATGATGTCTTCTTCGTCTTCCTCAAGCAGGGCCACCGCGGTGCCGAAGCCGCCCAGCTCCGAGTAGAGGGCGTGCAGAATGTTGTAGACGTTCGACTTCGCCATCGCGAGCCGCACACGCTCCTCGACGATGGCCAGCCACTGCTTCACAGCTGGGCGCTCGTTGAGGGACGCATCGGGCGTCAGCAGGCGGAACCACGGCCTCGAGGGGCTCGTGATGCCGGCCATCATTCCTGAGGCCAGCGTGCGCAGAGCGAAGACGGGCGTGCCGTTGATGATGCTGTCGTTCTTCTCGCCGCCGCGGTTGCCATCGGTGACGTTGAAGCGAACGCCGCGCGGGCGCGAGTTGCGGCCGATTTCCTGCCAGTGCGCTCGCCACGTGGACGACTCGCTGTACAGGTCCTTGTACCTCTTGCGGTGCTGCGCGGCCGTCAGCATGACTCAGCCCCCCAGCGTGTTGCCGAAGGCATCACCGACGAGGAACGTGCCCTTGCGCCCGTACCCGCTGCGCAGCTTGGACAGGCCGCCACGCGCCGCCTTCTTCACCAGGTCGTCGGTGATGTCGGGCGTCTTCATCGCGTCGGCGAGCTCGCTGCTGCCAGCTGCCTGAGAAGCCTCGGTGCGCTTGTTGTTGACGACGGCCTTCGCGTTCGACTTGCCCATTCCCATGCATCACCTCGAGTTCGAGTTGGCCGGCCCAGCTTCGGCGCGGAGGTACAGCCCAGCCTGGCGGTCCGTGAAGTCGCGCTTGCCGTCTTCGCCGAGGTCGAGCTCACGGAAGACGACGAGGGCGTGACGCAGCAACGGCTCCCCTTGGGCGTCGGGGTACATCTGACGAGCGCTGGCCAGCGCTGCTCGAGCGAGACGAAGGCCGTGATGATCGACCGGCGCCACCTCCGCCTTCCGCCGCAACACGGCCCAGGCGACGACGCCCAGCCCGATGAAGTTCAGCAGGAGACCAACGAGAACCAGCACGGTTTCCATGCTCACTCCGCCGTGAAGATGATGGTGATGGAGCCTGCCGCGAGAGCGCCCGCGCCGACCGCACCAACCGCGACACTGAGCCCGTTGGTGGTGCCCGCAAGCACGGTTGGGGCCTTTTCGCTTTCGTCGCCGTAGGTCTTGCAGAACGGCGTGCCGGAGCCCGGGTCGGCCGCGCCTGCACCCAACTCACCGACCGTCTGGCTCCATCCGTCGAGCAGCGCGCCGATGGTGCCGAGTGTCGGGGTCTGCGCGCAGCGGCCGGTCCAGTTGCCGTCAGCGGGGTCCAATTTGCTCACGCTGGGCGAGGCGCTGCCCTCCTGCGTGGCCGCTGTGCCGCCCGTGCTTGCGGTCGTGCGCCGATTGACCGTGATGTTCACAGCCG